GCGCGGACGAGGCGAAACAGATAACGCGCCTCAATCCAATGAGGAAACTGGCGGCGCAAGTCCGACCCGTCCGCTCCTTGATCTAGTTATGCAAGATGTAACAGGTAACAATGGCTAACAACCCGACAGGCAAAGGAGGATTCACCAAAGGCGACCCGCGCATCAATCGCAAAGGCCGACCTAAGAGCTTTGATGCGCTCCGCGAGCTCGCACAGCAGATCGCGCATGAAGAAGCGAAGTCGGGCGGGCAGCCGATGGTTATCAACGGGCATATTGTCACCGTGGCCGAGGCGATTATCAGGACGTGGGCGCAATCGAAGGACCCGCGCTTGCAGATGGCGTTTATTGAGGTGGCGTATGGGAAAGCACCTACGCGGACAGAGGTAACGGGCAAGGATGGTGGAAAGATCGAGCAGGAGGTAACAGTCAAGGATGATGCAGTCATACGCAAGCTACTTCCTGAGCTTACCACTAGCAGAACGCAAGAAACGACTGGCGGGGCTGAATGATGCAGAACGCGCCGCGCTTGCTTATGCGTGGGAGTTCTGGCGGCGGCCTAATCAGTCCGAACCGGACGGGCTATGGCGCGTGTGGCTTATCCTTGCCGGGCGTGGCTTCGGGAAAACTCGCGTGGGGGCTGAAACGGTCAGACGGTGGGCGCGTAAGTATCGCTATGTCAACCTTATCGGCGCAACGTCTGACGATGCGAGGGATATTATGATCAACGGCGAGAGTGGCATCCTTGCAATCTGCCCGCCGAGCGAACGCCCGCGCTATATCCAGAACGCTAGCCGCCTGGAATGGCCTAACGGGGCGCAATCGTTGATCTTCACCGCCGCCGAACCAGAACGCTTGCGCGGAAAGCAGCATGAGAAATTGTGGGCGGATGAGCTTGGCGCGTGGCGATACCCGGAGGCGTGGGATCAGGCATTGATGGGCTTGCGCCTGGGGGATAACCCGCAAGCGATTGTCACCACTACGCCGCGGCCTACCAAGATCATCAAAGGGCTATCAACCGACCCTACCGTGACCATCACGCGCGGGTCAACCTATGATAACCGCGATAATTTAGCCCCTTCATTTTTCGATGAAATTATCAAACGTTATGAGGGAACGCGCTTAGGACGGCAAGAGCTAAACGCTGAAATCCTTGACGATAACCCAAACGCGCTATGGAAACGGTCTGATATTGACCGGGCGCGTGTGGTGAAATCGCCTGACCTTCCTCGCGTGGTAGTGGGGGTTGACCCATCCGCTACCAGCACGGGTGACGAGGCGGGCATTGTGACGGCGGGGCGCAACGGCGACGATTATTACACACTGGCAGATGATAGCGTGCAAGGCAGCCCGGAAACGTGGGCGCAGGCAGCAATCACAGCGTACCACCGCGCAAAAGCTGATTGTATCGTTGCCGAAAAGAACAACGGCGGCGAGATGGTAGCAAGCGTTATCAAGCAGGCGGTTATCAACGCCAGAAAAAAAGACCCGACAGTTGGCGAGGTTCCGGTGAAGCTAGTTTGGGCATCGCGCGGCAAGCAAACACGAGCCGAACCAGTGGCAACATTATTCGAGCAGGGGCGCGGGCACCATGTCGGGTCATTTCCCGCGCTGGAAGATGAACTGTGCGAGTGGGAACCTGGCATGGAAAGCCCTAACCGGCTGGACGCGCTTGTGTGGGCTTACACGGCATTGATGGACGGCGGCGTTGCCGAAGTTGTAGACGATCCTTTCGCGGGGTGGTGATAAATGGGATTTTTTGACGGCGTACTCAACAGCATAGCGGACAGAGTGGCAACGCGCATCATTGGCGACGCCGGGAAACCCATCGCCCTGGCGCGTGATTACCGACAAGGCGCACAGAAGCGGCAACTGCTCGTCAAGCCGAATCAGTTTGATGACAATATCGTTTTGAACTTCGCCGGGCTGATTGCCAACCGCGTGACCTCACAGATGATCGGCGGCGGCGTGACGCTGGACTTCGAGGGTGACGGCGAACCAACTGAGAATGAGAAGTGGATTAACGCCTGCCTCGATGCCAACCATAAGGAGATTCTATTCCACCGTGCGGCATTGAGCGCGGCTGAGGCCGGCACGGGTTACTTCGACTTATCCGGCGGCAGCGTGTATGCCAACGGCATCGAATACCCGCGCATTACGCTGCTCGACCCGGCTTTCGTCACGATGGAGAGCCTGCCAGAAGATTTCGAGATGGTTGTCAAGTACATCATCCAGTATAAATTCGTGGACTTCGACGGCAGGGAAAAGGCGCGCAAACGTGAAGTTATCAAGAACGTGGATGGCGCGGGTTGGGAGATTGTGGACTCCATCGCCTCCGATGCGTGGGGCGCACGATGGGAAGTGGTTGACCGGACGCCGTGGAAGTTTGACTTTGCGCCGATTGTCCACTGGCAGAACCTGCCGACGATTGACAGCACCTACGGCGAGCCGGACATCAACGCCGATTTGATAAGGTTGCAAGACCGCGTCAACTTCGTCGCGTCGAACTTGTCAAAGATCATCCGGTTATACGCTCACCCGATGCGCTATGCCGTTGGCTTCCAGACGGCTGACAAGCTGGACGTTGGGCCTGACCAACTTATCAAACTGACCGGCGCGGATTCAGACATTCGGCAGTTGGAACAGTTGGGCGACCTGGCCGGGAGCATGGAATACCTTCGCATGTTACGGCAGGCCATGTTTGACCGGGCGCGCGTGGTGGACATTGACAGTATGCAAGACAAGCTCGGAAGCCTGACAAACTTCGGGCTGAAGGTGCTGTATCAGGACAACCTGAATTTGATTGCCACAAAGCGCGAGTTATTCGGGGATGCGATTGAGGAACTTGTCATCCGCTTGCAGGAAATCAGCGGGAAAGCCGCCATCCCTGCCGTGTGTGTCTGGCCTGACTTCCTGCCCGAAAACGACGCGGAGATTAGCGCGGCATACGCGGCAGATTTGAACATGGGCATTGTGTCGAAGGAAACCATTTCGAGGTTGCGCGGTTACGACTGGGAGCAGGAGCAGGAGCGCATCGCCAACGACGCGGCGCAGACGGATAACGTTGGAGCCGCGATTTTGCGGAATTTTGAGAACGGCGGCATGATGGCCGAACGGGGAGGCATGACACTTGTCCGATGACGTTCTAACCCTCGCAGAGCAATTCCGGCGCGCGCTGGTTGCTAACGACATAGCATCCGAAAAGCGGCTTATCGCGGCGTATCAAGGGCTTTACGCCCGCGTGCGCGATTTGGCTGACGCGCTGGTGCTTGAAATTGCGAAGGACGAGAACATGACGCCCACGCAAGTCAGAAGGATGGAACGCTACGAGCGGCTGCTGAAAACCGTTGAAGGCGAACTGACCGACTACGGCGCGTTTGTCAAAACCGAGATGAGCGTAGCGGCGCGTGAAGCTATCCGCATGGGTGAGGCCAACGCGCGCGCGCTTGTGGCGATTGCGTTTGGCGACAAGCGACTGGCGGCGCGGTTCAACGTGCTGAACACCGCCGTGATTGAGGAACTGTTAGGTTTCCTGTCACCCGAAGGCGAGTTGTACAAGCGGCTGGCAATGCTCCCGAAATACACCGCCGACCAGGTTGCCAACGCGATTCTGGAGGGTGTTGGGTTAGGCAAAAACCCGAAAACGATTGCGCGCGGCCTGACAGATGCATTCGGGATGGGGCTGACCGATTCGATGCGGATGATGCGGACGGTGCAGATTTACAGCTACCGCGAGGCGAACCGCGCCAGCTACATCGCCAACGGTGACGTGGTGCAAAAGTGGATTTGGTACGCCGACCTCAAACAAGCCTGTCCGTCATGTATTGCGATGCACGGCACGGTTCACGAGTTGAGCGAGCGGTTGAATGACCATCACAACGGCCACTGCGCGATGCTTCCGCTTGTGATCGGGGCAAAGAACCCCATCGCGCCGGGTGAGGACTGGTTCAATCAACAGCCGGAAGCGTACCAGCGGCAGCTGCTAGGCAAGTCGAAGTTCGAGGCGTGGAAGGGCGGCGCGTTCCAGTTCGGTGATTTGGTGGATACGCACAACGATGCGGTGTACGGCGAGATGCGCTCGGTTGCGCCGTTGTGGAAGCTGTTGGGCGCGGAGCCACCGGTGAGGATGGGAAGATGACCGATAACGAATTCTGGCTAATCGTGCGCCAGGCTTTGCTGCTGTTTGTAGACGCGATTGAGCGCAAGCTGGCACTACCGCGCACGGCTGAATTGAGGAAGGCGAGTAAACCACAGTAACAATCAAATATTAGGCAGTCCGTAACGGAACGCCGCGAGCTTGTGGGAATGTGACTATCCCCGCAATCTTGCGGCGTTTTTATTTCACTCACAGGAGATTGAGATGGCTGACGAAAAGGTCGAGATGACCAAAACCGAACAAGTTACCGAGATGGTAACTGACCAACAGCACAGCGAAACGCCCACCGAGAAGGTGGAAGTTTCAAAGGCTGAGTTTGACAAGATGCAGGCCGCGCTGAAGGAAGCGAACAGGGAAGCCGCTGCGCGCCGCAAACGCCTAGAGGAACTGGAAGCCGCTGAGGCCAAACGGAAAGAGGCCGAGATGACCGAAACCGAGAAGGCGCAAAAGCGGGCGCAGGAACTCGAAGCGAAGTTGAAAGCCTACGAGCTTACCGAGATGCAACGCGCCGCCGCTGAAAAAGCGGGTTTGCCCGCGCAGCTTGCGAAGCGTTTGCAAGGCTCGACGGCTGAGGAGCTGGAAGCCGACGCGAAGGCGTTAGCTGACACCCTCCCTAAACCAACCAAAACCGCCAGTCCGACCAATCCGGGCGCAAATGGACAGCAAGGCGAAACCGACGCGCAACGCAAGGCGCGCATATTCGGAACTGACTTCGATCCGTTTGACCCGGAAACCGCAAAGCGAAAGGGCGGGGGCTTTTTCATAACCGGAGAATAAACAATGGCTAACGAATCGACTTACGACGGCATTAAGACCGTCATCAATGCAGTTTGGGAGGCCGCCTTTATGACGGCGCGCGAGATGAATGTCATTCAACCGTTGGTGACTAACTTCACCGACATGAATGGCAGCGGCCCGCGCCAGTGGACGAACTACTCTGGCGGAACCGTCCAGACCATCGCCGAAACCGACGATATGAGCGCGCAAGCGTTCACCCACGCGGTAGCTGGCACGCTGACCCCGGCCCAAAAGGGCGCGCAGTACTTCCTGACCGATCAGCGCATCGCGTCTGATTGGGAGCCTGCTTCCCGCGCCGCCGGGCGTGACCTGGGCGAAATTCTTTCTGTCCAGGTTGATACCGATCTGGCGGGAAACTTCGCTTCCTACACCGGCGGGACCGTTGGAACTGCCGGAGGGACCCTGACCTGGGCGAACGTCATGGCGGCGATGGCGATGCTGCGCGCGAACCTCGCGCCCGCGCCTTATGCGTGCGTTCTGCGCCCGGAACAGTGGTACTACCTCGTTTCGGTTGCGTCCAACGTGCCGACCCTGTTCCAGTCCGATGAGTGGAAGAACAGCTTCACCCGGATTTACTACGTTGGCAGCTTCGGCCCGGTGAACTTCTTCATCGACTCGAACATTACCGCTGGTACTGCTTGCACCGGCGCGATGTTCAGCCGTGAAGCGCAGGCGTTTGACCTGCGGCGCGCCATCCGTATCGAGGCACAGCGCGACGCATCGCGCGGCGGCGGCGGGTACGAACTCAACGCCACCATTGTCTACGCTGAGGGCATTTACCGCCCGACGTTCGGCGTAAAGATGATCGGCACTTCGACCATCGCGTAATGAACACACAGCGCGCGGATAGGCTGCTAGGGCTGACAAGGGGCGCATCCTCCCGCCCTTTCCGCGCGCCCCGTGGAGGGTGTAAAGAGGAATACACAAAAATGAACAACATTGTTGAAGGCGACTGGAAAGCAGATGTTTCTATTGATGAGGATTGCGGATTCGTAGTCCG